TATTTCCGTGGTCTTGATGATCCGTTAAAGGTTACATCCATTACAGTTGACGTTGGTCAGCTTTGTTGGATGTGGATTGAAGAAGCATATGAAATCACCAAAGAATCTGATTTCGATATGCTTGATGAATCCATCCGTGGTGCGTCAGAAGGTGATTTATTTAAGCAGATCACGCTGACATTTAACCCATGGAATGAACGTCATTGGATCAAGAAACGATTCTTTGACCATTCAGAAGACCCTGACGTTCTTGCAATCACAACAAACTATATGTGCAATGAATGGTTGGACAAAGCTGACCTTGCAGTGTTTGAGCGCATGAAACGCGATAATCCAAGGCGTTACCGTGTCGCAGGTTTGGGTGATTGGGGTATTGTTGACGGTCTGATTTTTGAGAATTGGAAAGAAGAAAAGTTCAATCTGGAAGACATCAAACAGATCCAAGGAATCCAGTCCGCGTTTGGTCTTGACTTTGGTTATACAAATGACCCTTCCGCGCTGTTCTGCGGCATGATTGATCAGGCACACAAGAAGATTTATGTGTTTGATGAAATGTATAAGAAGGGTATGTCAAACGAAGCAATCTATTCTGAAATTGCTTCCATGGGTTTTGCAAAAGAAAAGATCACTGCCGATTGCGCGGAACCGAAATCCATTGCAAGACTGTATGACCTTGGTATTTTCAGGATTCGTGCCGCACGAAAAGGTAAAGATAGTGTGAACAACGGAATTGACTTCATTCAGGATTATGAAATTATCATTCATCCGAAGTGTGTCAATTTCATCACGGAAATTTCCAACTATACTTGGGACAAAGACAAGTTTGAAAATAAACTAAATAAACCTATTGATGACTTCAATCACCTAATGGATGCAATGCGTTATGCGTTGGAAGGATTCATCAGGGGTGAAACATTCAGCTTTGAATAAGGGGTAGAAATGTTAAATGATTTTGATGTAATTGTCAGGCGGTTTGATGCGGCAATTAAAATAGCTTGCATTTCTGATGTTCATTATGGTGCGTTGGAACATATGGAAAAGGAATGGAAGAACTTCATTCAAACGGTGCTTGCAGATCCTGACTTATATCTGATCCTTGGTGGTGATTTAATCAATAATAACACCCGTTCCAGTGTCGGTTCCCCTTGGGATGATACTGTAAGACCAAGTGAGCAGAAAAAACGCATGGTTGAATATCTGACACCTGTGAAAGACAGAATCCTTTGTTGTGTGTCTGGTAACCATGAACGCAGATCCATGAAAGACGTTGATGATGATCCCACATACGATATTATGACCAAAATGGATCTTGAAGAAGTGTACAGGCAAAATGCCGCATTTATGAAACTTCAGCTTGGTCAACGTCCCAATGAACCCAACAAAGGAAACGCCACATACACCTTTGCAGTGACGCATGGTGCAGGTGGTGGTGTGTATACAGGTGCGACAGTAAACCGTAATGAACGTTGGGGAAATACAATTGAAGGTTTGGATTGTTTGATTGTTGGACATACCCACAAGGGAACGATCAGCAGACCTTCCAAGATTGTTTTTGATCCGTATAACAATAAAGTGACGTTGAAAGAATACTTGGTGGTTTCCTGCGTAGCATGGCAGAATTACGGTGAATATGCATTGCAGAAAATGTTGTTACCTGCTATGACTGCAAAACCCCAAATTCTTCATTTATCCGATAAAGAAAAGAATATTGAAGTAAGGTGGTGACAATGAATGTTGCAGTTTATGAAAACCGCGGAAGTGGTGGATCAGCTTGCGCGGCAGAACGTAGAAACCAGAATGACTGACAAACAGTTCATTGTGGCTGAAATCAATAGATTCCGCAGATCAAAGCGGTTCTATGATATGATTGCAGGTGACAATTACTATTCAGGTAAACACGCAATCCTTCACAAGAAGCGCACTGCCATTGGTGATGATGGTAAACTGACAGTGATTGAAAACCTGCCCAATAACAAGATTGTGGATAACCAGTATAGAAAGATGGTTATCCAGAAATCAAATTACATCGTAGGACAACCGTTCGTGTTCGTCAGTAAAAATCAGGCGTATGTGGATGCGGTGAAACCGTACATCCTTTCTAAAACTTTCCTGAAGAATCTGATTGCAATCGTCAAGGATTTTTTAAACGGCGGTATTGCTTGGATGATGCCTTCTTATGATGAAAACGGTGAATTCTACTATAAACGATTCAAGCCGTATGAAATTCTTCCTATGTGGAAGGATGCTGAACATACGGTTCTGGATGCCGCAATTCGTGTTTATGAAATTTTAGGTTATGAAGGAACAACCGAAAAGGTTATTACCAAGGTTGAAGTGTTTAATCCTGATGGTATCTATTACTTTGAACTGTTAAATGGTAATCTGATTCCTGAAGAACCGTTTTATGAACCGTATTTCACGGTGACTGACGATGACGGAACCACACATGGATTCAATTGGGAAAAGATTCCCCTAATTCCTTTCAAGTACAATGACGGTGAAGTTCCCCTGATTACCATGTGTAAATCATTGCAGGACGGTCTGAATAAGATCCAGTCCCAATGGGAAGATCAGATGGAAGAAGATCCGCGAAACACCATTATGGTTCTTGTCAATTACGATGGTCAGAATCTTGGTGAATTTAGAAGAAACCTTGCACAGTATGGTGCGGTGAAGGTTCGTTCTATGGATGGAAGTCACGGTGATGTAAAGACGCTTCAGATTCAAGTTAATGCAGAAAACTACAAAGCTATTATTGAGCAGTTCAAAAAAGCTATTGTTGAAAACTGCATGGGTTATGATGCGAAGGATGACCGTATTGGTTCCAATGCGAATGAAATGAATCTGAAATCCATGTATTCTGACATCGAACTGGACACCAACGGCATTGAAACGGAACTTCAATCCGCATTTGAACAGATGATTTGGTTCCTGAATTGTCATCTTGCAAATACTGGTGTTGGTGATTTCGAAGGGGAAGAATATGAAATCATTTTCAACCGTGACATTATGATCAATGAATCCGAAGTCATCGAAAACATTTCCAAGTCACAGGATCTTTCCCTTGAAACCAGAATTGCACAACATCCGTGGGTAGATGATCCTGAAGCAGAATTGGAACGTATCAAAAAGCAGAAGGAAGAAGAACTGGATTTGTACGGTGACGGGTTTGGTCAGTCAAGTACCAGTCAAGTAAAAGATGATCCTGACAATGATGAAGAATAATTGAAGAAAGGAAGGTGTGATGGTTGTCACAGTATTGGCAAAAGCGTTTTGAAATGCTTGAAGATGCACGAAACAAAACCGCAATGCAAACTGTCAGGTCTGTCACACCTGCCTTTGACAAAGCACAAGCACAGATTGAAAAAGAAATTGATGCTTGGTATGCGCGGTTTGCAAAGAACAACGAAATCAGTCTTCAGGAAGCAAAGAAGTTACTGAACACCAAGGAACTGAAAGAATTTCGTTGGGATGTGGAAGAATATATCAAGTACGGCAGACAAAACGCACTGGATCAGAAATGGATGAAGGAACTTGAAAATGCTTCCGCACGGTTCCACATCAGCAGACTGGAAGCGTTAAAAATTCGGACACAGAATGCCGCTGAACGTGCCTTTGGTAACGAACTGGATCAGCTTGATTCCATGGCGGCACGGATCTATACCGATGACTATTACCACACTGCATATGAAATCCAACGTGGTTTAGGAATTGGTTGGGATGTTGGTCAGGTCGATCAACGCAAACTTGACAGTATTGTTTCAAAACCGTGGACAACTGATAAACAGACTTTTTCGAATCGAATCTGGAAATCCAAAACACAGTTGCTTGATTCCTTGCATACGGAATTGACACAGATGTGTATTTTGGGTAAGGCACCAGACCAAGCAATCAATGTAATTTCCAAAAGAATGAACGTTTCTAAAGGTCAGGCAGGACGCTTGGTCATGACGGAAGCGGCATATTTCGGATCTGTTGCGCAGAAAGATTGTTTCAATGATCTGGACGTTGAAAAATATGAAATTGTAGCAACGTTGGACAATCGAACATCTGATATTTGTCAGCAGATGGACGGTAAAGTTTTTGACATGAAGGATTTCCAAGCAGGTGTGACTGCACCACCTTTCCATTGTTGGTGTCGTTCCTGCACTGTACCGTGGTTTGAAGACAATGATGACGGTGAACGTGCGGCAAGGGATGCAGACGGTCAAACATATTATGTTCCTGCTAACATGAAATATCAGGACTGGAAAGACCACTTTGTTGATAAAACCAAAGATCCTGCTGACTGGTTGAAACCTGCGACATTTGATGATATTGTAAATGCAGGTAAGGAAGTTGAAGAAATCAGAAAAGCAATCAACTTGGAACCTGATATGTTTCCCCGTTCTTTCATTAAAACGAATCCTGAAGCAAAAAACACACAAGCGTTGATTGATTTTGTTAATAATTGTGATGATGCAGATCCTACTGTTGTTGAACTGTATTCCAAGATGCGACAAATGGAAAACATTGAATCTCAAGGAATTGAATTTGCAGTAAAACACAACAAGAATTCGGAAGTTGCGTATTGGTATAATTACAGGGATCAACTTACGAAAGCACACATCAGTTATCCCAAATTGACTTTGGATAATCCAACTGGACAGGTGAACACCACTTTACATGAACAAATGCACCTTATGGATATGTATTTAAGAAAGAATAAAAACGGAAGTGGTTGGTTCAGTCAAGAACAAGATGAACTGATAAAATTCTTTGAAAACATTGATACACAAAATGTAAAAATGTCGGATAAAGTCAAGAAAATGTTTTCTGACTTTAATGTTGAACGTAATAAATATTTTGATGAAATTGCTCAGATGAACAATAAACAGTCAAAAGAAGTGTATGAACTTTACCGTTCAGGTACAATTGATTTCAAGGAATATAAAAAACGAACCAAGGCAATTGATACACTGTATGATGATCAAGTTAATTGGGGTTCAAGAGATGTTTGCGGCGGTGGTGTGGATTGCTTCCAAGATATTTATGACGCTTTGTCTGGTGGTAAATTCCGTGACGATGGTATTGTCATTTACGGCCACGGTGGTTCATATTATCGTTCTATTAAACAAAGGTGTAGTGAAACACTTGCAAACTACGGCGCATTGAAAATCACAAGACCTGAACTGATTGATCTTCTACGTGAAGATTATCCTGATTTA